GGGTGAGGATTCGCTATCGCGCTGATCTTGAGCCCACCATGCGCATCAAGTTCGGCGACAGGATCCTCAACATTATATCTATCGTGCACCCGCAGGAGAACCACAGAGAATTGCATTTGATGTATTCAGAAGGATTGGACTGATGGACACATTCACCGTCGAGATCGAGGGCAAGAAGGAGTTTGAGGCCACGCTGCGCAACCTGGTCCAGGCACTGCCCAACGAGAAGGTCGAGCCTGTCATGATGGAGGGAGCGAAGGTGATCGCCGACGCCGCCAGGTCCAAGGCGCCCAAGGGCCAGACCGGCAACCTTAAAAGGAGCGTCAAAGCCAAGTTCCTGCGGCAGATCGGCAATTACCCGCGCTCGGCTGCCGCTGCGGTCGACCGCAAGATAGCACCGCATGCGCATTTAATTGAGTACGGCACCATGCCGCGCGTTCAGAAGACAACGGGTAGACCGACCGGTACAGGCCCTGCAATACCTTTCTTCCGTCCGGCTGTCGATAGCAACGTGGCCCGCATCTACACGCAGATCAAGGACAAGCTTCTGGATATGATCATGGAAGCTGCACGAAAGTAATGTACGTTGAACACGCTCTCTTGAAACACCTGCTGGCGCAGACGGCCCTAGCCGCACTGATCGGGGAGAGGCTTTACTATGTCACCGCGCCGCAAGACGTCCAGACTCCTTACGTCGTGTTCTTCAAGGTCTCGGCGACAAGGGGGCGGACATTAACCGCCTCCTCCCATTTGGTTAACTCGCGCTTCCAGTTCTCCATCTTCTCACAGACCTATTACGCATCCAAACAGATCGCCGAGCAGATCCAGCTGGCACTGCAGGATAAGAGCAACGAGATCATCGGCGGAGCGGGTGGAGTGCGGGTCAGCATCCAGTATGACGGCGAGCAGGATCTATACGAGCCTGAGACCGGGCTCTACCACGTTCCCGTGGAATATCTAATCGACTACAACGAGTAGGAGGAACAATCATGAGCAATGCCATTGCCGCCAAAGGCGCCACCTTAGCCAGGGACGGGCATACCATCGCCGAGATCACCAAGATCGGCGGCATCGAGATCAATTTAGAGACGCTGGACGTCACCACGCTGACCTCGCCCGACAGCTTCAAGGAATTCATTGGGACATGGTTTGAGGCCAGCGAGGTGCCCATCGAGGGCAACTTCATCGCCGGTGACACCGATGGGCAGGTCGCCTTAATGGCAGACCAGTTAGCCATGACGGTGCAGTCGTTCGTATTGACGCTGCCCACGGCCATCACTGCCACCTGGTCCTTTAGCGCACTGGTGACCAAGTTCAAGGTGGGGGATTATGCGGTAGGCGGCAAGATCGACTTCTCCGCCTCACTGAAGATATCGGGCAAGCCCACGCTGGCCATCGGCGCCTCGACCGGTTTGACCACACCCTTCTTCGCCATCAGCGAGAGCGCGGTGATCGTCCCGGCTCCGGCGCAGACCACTTATGACTATATAGCCACAGTTCTCACCGGTGTCAGCTCGGTCACGGTAACTCCGACCGCCACGGCCGGTGTGATTACGGTCAACGGCACTGTAGTGGCCACTGGGCAGGCCTCTGGCGCCATCACGCTGGGCGCGGCTGGAAGTGTTACAACTGTAACCATAGTGGTCACCGAGACCGGCAAGGTCGCCAAGACCTACATCGTGAGAATTGCCAGGGCAGCCAGCTAAGGAGGAGAGATGTTCACCATCAAGTTAGACAAAGAACGCCATGCCCGGGTCACGGTCAGGGCGCTCACCCAATTCAAAGAAAAGACCGGCAAAGACCTGTTCAACCTCAAGGAAGAGCAGGCGCTGGACTTAGCCGACGTTGAAACATTGCTCTGGCTGTGCCTGCTCAAGGAGGACCCTTCTTTAACCCTGGAGCAGGTGCAGGACGAGGTGGAACTGCACCAGCTAAAGCAGTTCACGCACTACATCCTGGAGGGCAGCGCAAACCCTACCTGAGGTCGCCCTGGCTGGAGCTGTGGGCCTGCGCACGCTATGACCTGCAGCTCACCGATGAAGCCTTCTGGAAGCTGACCTTAAAGCAGTTCAGGGCTTTAATAGAACGCTATCGCTTGTCTGTGGAACGCCAGGACTACCGCGCTGCCCTAATCTGCGCGGTGATGGCCAACATCCACCGGGATCCCAAAAGGTCGCAACCCTTCAGTCCAGCTGAATTCTTGCCAGGTTACCAAAAGAAGGAAAACCAGACACCGGACCAGATGCTCAATGTCATACAGATTTATCAACGCTATTTCGAGGTAAAGGATGGCTGACGCCGAGAAATCCCTGCTATTCGTCATCAAGGCCAACGTCGAGGATTTCAACCGCAAGCTGGGCAAAGCCGAGCGCGACTTCAAGAAATCCTTCGGCAACATCAAGGCTGCTGTCGACAGTACGGCCAACACCTTCATGGGGTTGGGCGGCCTGGTGGCCGGCTCCTTCGTGGGCGCCACTGTTAATTTCGCCAACACGTCCGATGCGCTAAGCGAACTGTCCGCCAAGACCGGCATCGGCGTTGAAGAGCTGCAAAGATTGCAGTACGCCGCCAAAGTGAGCGGCAGCGACCTGGGCGGCCTGGAGGTGGCTGTCAAGAAGATGCAGCAGGCCGTCTACTCAGGCTCAGACGCCTTTGCTGAGCTGGGACTGAGCATCGACCAGCTGAGGATGATGGACACCTCGCAACAGTTCGATGCTGTAATGCGCGCCCTGGCGGGCATACCTAATGCAGGGACGCGGGCTGCCCTGGCCATCAAGATCTTTGGCAAGTCCGGCACCGACATGCTGCCTATGCTGGAGAACGGCGCCCAGGGTTTTGAGCGGCTCAAGCAGAAGGCCGATGAGCTGGGCATTGTGTTCTCCGAGAAAACCGTCAAGGCTGCCGCTGACCTCAACGACAAGCTGGACACGCTCAAGATGGTCTTTCAGGCGGCCGTGGCCAAGATCGCGCAGACCGAGGCTTTCAAAAATCTTGTCGACTGGCTGATCAAGGTCATTGGACGTATCGGCGAATGGATCGATAAAAACCCTCTGCTTATCAGGGCGCTGGCAGAGGCAGGCGCTGCCATCCTGGCCATCGGTATAGCACTCAAAGGCGCCGCCATAGCCATGGTCATCCTGCAGGCGCTGTCAGGGCCAAAAGGCTGGATACAGCTGGCCGTTGGGGCAGTAGCGGCCGTTACCTCCATCGCCCTGATCGAGACAGAGTTAAATAAAGTCAACAACCAGAAAGGCGGCGTCGATGCCCTCAACGGCTCGGTTGAAAACCTGGTCGGCAGTATCGATCAAGCCAACTCCAAGGTAGACATGCTCAATCGTAAATCTGTGATCGTATTTGGCGGAGGCGGTGCATCCGGCGGGCACGGTGTGAGCGGTGCATGGGCAGAGGGTGGCGTTTTCACGCGCCCCACCTTCGGGCTGATCGGCGAAGCGGGCCCGGAAGCAGTGATTCCTTTGGACATGCTAAGCGGCATGGGCGCTGGCAGCCAGGTCACGAATATCAACCTCAGCGTGGGCAACTACATGGGTGACGATATCTCACGGCGGGCTCTGGTACGCGATATTCAAAGGATTCTCAATGAAGAAAACCGGCGCCTGGTAACGCCAGCTGCCCGCACAGAGTACTACTCAGTGGGAGGCCATTTGTAATGGCCAATCCTGTCTTTAATGTCTGCATTGATTGGGATTGCCCGGATTGGGCCGGCCCGCATGACTTTACGGGGGATGACATTACAGATGACGTAAAGCATTTCAGGATTACCAGGGGCAAAGACAGGGATGTCAACACATACCCGGCGGCCACGCTTGAAATGTTATTGGAGAACTCAGACGGCACCTATACGCCCACTTTGAACGCCAAGGTGAGGTTATGGCTCCCTGTGCGGGTGCAGGCAACTTACGGCGGTACGACATATTCACTCTATTATGGATACCTCAACCGCATTGCAGTTTATCCTATCAAAAGCCGGCAGGATATATATTTCTATGCCACGGACGGAATTGACCTGCTGGCTAAAACCATCGTCGTGCAAGATATGGACGACAAGGCCCTAATGACAGATGGGGCCGCTGTTCACCGGGTACTGAATGCCGCCTCATGGAACTCCACACGGGCCTGCACAATGCAGAACGCCGGTGATACCGTAACTGATTCTGACCACGGCTTACAGAACGGTGATATTGTCATGTTCTCCGGGTCGGGTATCCCAGCGGCCATTGATACTCACACTCAATATTTCGTGGCATGGAAAACTGACCATACGTTTCTTGTATCTACTACAGCTGACGGTTTATCTCTCGTAGAGTTTGCTGGCAACGGCTCCGGGTATTATCACGTCATACTGCGCCGGGCGATTGACCTGGACGGTGGCGACATAACATATTTCCCGGATACGTTTGAGTTCATCAAGAGTTAATGATATGGCATACACATGGGTTACAGTTGCTTCAGCGTTTAAGAAGTCCGATACGCACCCCGAGGGGCTTGACTACTTGACGGCCCAGGAGTTGCTCGCACGTATAGCAGACACCGGGCTGGGCCGTTGTTACATCGACGAGAACGGAAACGTAGTATATGAGAGCCGCTTCCACAGGGAGATGTAGGTGAGCTATACAACTTTAGTAAAGGTGGCGACGACGCAGGTCAGGCAGGACACTTGCTCGCTCTCGCTGACATCGTATGCCGGGGCTTCCGACGGTTGGTGGTTTTGGGTTATTTACCCTGCCGGGGCAAGCGCAATCGCTAAAGCCTTAGCCAGCGCCTGTGCTCATGGTTTAGGGTCATATGGTTCCACGCCGGGGAGCTGGGTTAATGGCAACAGTATCACGGTTGGTTGCACTTCGCTGAGCGCGTCGTTGATGGATTACCCGACGGAGTCGGGATATTGGAGCCAATGGGGAGCAAACCACATAATGCACATTAACGGTTCTGCTTCTGGGTTGACTGGTTCGTTTCGTTTTATCATACCGGAGCCGCCAGCAGGGATCGTAAAATCGGTTACATCATACGTTGCTGTCACACAGTCTGGAGCTACTGTTTATACAAGCCCTGGCGGCACCGCTCCGGGGTCATACGACCACGAGATGATATTTAACAGTGGGTCACTAGGTGAACTGACACTCTCTGATGAAGGCTACCGACACGCCGGGCCGTTTCCCGAGGGCTGCCCCTGTACTAATTACCCGGTCAGCCTCGGCAGTAGCTCAGCTTCCGGCAACGCAGTGACTTATACAGCCGTAATGTATCTCGTTTATACGATGGCAGGCCCAGATGATTGTGAAACTCAAGATGCGGCAGACTTGACAGATACGGGAGCCATACTCACGGGTGATAATTGTTGCGGTGAGGATAGCCCTTATTATTTTGAGTGGGGAGTAGAGGGCAGCGACGTAGTAAACCAAACGCCGGAGCAGACGGGTTCGGGGGCCATAACATTTGAACTGACAGACCTTGAGCATGACACTTGGTATTGGTATCGGCAGGTGACCTGTAATGGAGTGGGTCGCAAGGTATGGTTCAAGACATTGCCTGACCCAAATTGGTCGGGGGCTATAATCACGCTCCCGGCGACCGAGGTTTGGGCAACCGGGGCCACTGTCCACGGATTATATAAAGGCATAAGCGGAACGAGATATGTATATCTGGGCTTCCAGTACGGCATCAAGAGTGATGTTTCCGGTGAACCAATTATCTGGTTATATTCCGGGAACAAAGGGCCGGGGCTGCAACCTATTCAAATGACACTCAACGGACTATACCCGGACAGGACGTATTATTACCGGGCCTGCCTGCATGTCGGAACGCCGCCCATGAATGTCAATAATTACTATGGCTCTACTCTGTCATTCGGTGGTCCGGTGTCGCTGCTGGGCCTGGGCCGGGAATATATCACTGCTAAAAAGGCTTCGGATGATGTTTCTAAGCTGGCGGTGGGCAGGTACTACATGGACAGAGACGGCATATTCACCTATGAAAGCGCGAAGCACAGGCTGGCGTCATGACCACTTTTACAGATACGGATTTGATTGACCTGGTTTATGAATTGAATGATGGCGAATTGTTCAATGACGTCCTGGTAATTGTGGGCGAGGCCGGCTTGGAGAAGCTGGTTAGAGGTTACGACCCGGCTTCAATTGCCAAGTATGGCCGCCGGTCAATGCGGATTGATCGACCACTGGTGGCCAACGTTGCCAATAACGAGGCTGAGGCCATTGCCCAGGCTACGGCCCAACTGGACAGGGGCATTGAGCCGGTTGCCACTCTGCGGATAACCGTTATTTCCAGTACCTTAACGCTAACCTCGGCCATCTTGGACATGGAGATAAGTGACAAGATTATTATTGATAGCACGCTGCTGGGCCTCAACGCGACGTTTATTGTGGAGAGTATTGATCTGAGCGTTGTACTGCCGGGATACATCGTCGCTGAATATGGTTTGGTGAAGGCCAGGGCCGGCGAATGACCACTTTAATCGGGGACGATTTAATTGATCTGGTATTGAGTGTTGACGATACTGAGATATGGAATGACGTTCGTGTCATGGTGCCCAGCTACACTTACACCTTGGAGCTCCTGGATGATGGCTGGCATAAATACCCGGTTGACGTCGTGCAAAGAAATGTAGATTCAGCGTCTATTAACAAGTACGGGCGCCGTACGAAAACGCAGAAGTGGCAGGTCATTGAGCAGTATTTTGCGGAAGCTTATTGCTCCGGCCAGGTGCTTAAATATAAAGAGCCCATGGACAGAGCCAAGATCAAAATGGTCGGGGCCAATGACGCAAACATCCTGACGGGACTGACGGCCCGCTTGGGGCAGACTATGACCTGCCAGGTGGCCGCCCTGGACATGAACCATATAGGCTACGTCGACCATTTCACCCTGGATGTTGACGCCGATAATATTATGCGGATCGGCATGAACATTGAGGAACTGCGACCGCTGGAAGCCCTGTATTTATTTCACGTTGGAATTGATACTGTTGATAATGCAGCGCACGTTATAGGATGAAATTATGAGCTGGACGACGCCGAGAACATGGGTTACGGGGGAGGTGCTTTCAAAGACGCTCCTTGACGCCCATGTGCGAGACAACCTTGCTTTCCTCAAGGTGAATATCGCCCTGGAAAGTGCGGTTGAATTGACCATTGCTTCCGGGGCCGTCACCAAAACTTGCTCGCACCATACCATCGATACCGAGAGCAATGCGGCCTTAGATAACCTGGACACAATCAACGGCGGCGCCCAGGGTGAGGTCATGCTGGTTCGCCCAGCAGACGGGGCCCGGACAGTTGCCCTCAAGCATGCCACGGGCAACATTTGGAACCCGGCCCTTACGGACATTTTGCTGGACGATGCCGGTGATTATTGTTTCCTGATTTATGACGGGTCAAACTGGTGCGCCATATCCGGAGGACTTTCCTTGGCAGCTGTAGTCGATTTGATTGCAGCTCATGCAGGATTGGATACAGGGGTGCATGGTTCAGGTACTGATACCCTGATGAATACCGGTGACATGATAGACGAGGACGATATGGCGTCCAACCTTGACACCAAGGTGCCGACACAGCAATCAGTCAAAGCATACGTTGAGTCTAAATTTGACGTATCCGTTCCGGATTACTGTTTTGTGAATGTCTGGGTTCCTACCGATTATGGCCTATTCGTGGAGGACGGCACAGGCGAGGTAGCCGTACGCGGAATCATAGATGGAGATGCCACCTTCGCGTGGACGATAGTGAACGGATTCCTGTATCAGGCACCCGTTTTATATGTTTGGAAATAGGAGAACATTATGGCCTGGCAAGAAGTATTACTGAAAACAATCTTCGATGCAAACACAATACTGGCGGCCAATTCTGACAATACGCTTGCTGCTGTTACCATAGAAGAGCAACAGCTTGTCGGCAGGATTACCGCCGGGAATATTAAAGGGCTGTCCGTCGCGGAATTGCAGGCGCTTTTGTTCTCTGCTGAATTGCCCAATAACGTGGGCATTGAAATAGACAGCGCCATGAGCACGGACGGCAAATGGCAAGGTATATGGATGGACGGCACAGCCGGCGCTACCCTTGCGTTCGGTGAAGTCTGTTATCTTGCCGTAGCTGACTCCCGTTGGGAGCTGGCCGATAATAACGCCGCAGCTACCGCAACCATGCTGATGGGAATCTGCATCCTGGCTGCGGCCAGCGATGGTGACGCAACGAAAATGCTCTTGATAGGCAAAATTTGTGCAGATACGGCGTTCCCGGCCTTGACCGTTGGTGCCCCGGTATTTTTGGACGCAACAGCTGGGGACATTACTACCACGTTACCCACGAAGGCTACGGGACGGATTGTCAGGGTGATCGGGCATGCCTTGAGCGCCTATGATATGTTCTTCAATCCTGACGGCATTTGGATTGAGTACGCATAGGGGAAAACATGGCTGAGGAATTAAAAGACAGTAATTACAATTACAACTCAGGCTATTCATGGTTTATCTGGGCCGGTAACTGGGGCGCTTTCAAATTCACTGCCGGCTCAAGCTATGAGATCGGGGATGTAAGCATAATGATACAGCCGGAGGGTGCGACGGGTGCTATAACAATGAAACTAAGGGCAGATAATGGTGGCGTACCCGGTTCACTATTGGCCACTGCTGTCCTATCCGGTGGAGCACCGGGCGGCATGAACTGGAATAAATTCTCATTTGACCCAGGAAGCCGCTTGAGCGCGGTCAGCGGCACGACATATTGGATATGTGTCAAGCCAGCCAATTCCGTTTGGCTGATAATCGGCGGGCCCGGAGCATCAGTTGGTGACTACTATTCTGCCGATGAAACAAGCTGGTCATATTCCTATTGGGGCTCAGGCTGCTATGAAATATATACTGACGCGGCAGCCGGCTGGGCCAATATCGCCAAAGGCGGAGGCGTCGCATCTGCAGACATGGCCAAATTCTTAGGTATAGCCGTTGCCGACTGTGCCAAGATAAGCGGGGCGTCAGTATAGGAGGTTTTCTATGGCAATTAACCAGCCACACGAAACAAAATCAAAAGGGGGTGATAAGTGGACGGACAGAACGATATTGTCATTAGCGTTATCGGGAGTCTTGTTACAGCTCTCGGCGTTCTTGCACTTGTTATTAAGTCGTTTCTGAGCGAGAAGAAGCCAGCCAACGGCTACACCAAATTAAGTGATATTGAGGATACCTTGCAGAAGGCTGTCAGCGGTTTTAGGGAAAGCCACCTTGAGGAAAAAATGAAACTGGATGCGCTCATGGATTCCTTGCGCCGAATAGAAGCTAACCTGACTGTCTGCGCTGACATTTTGAAGTCAATACCTAAACGCACTGGTGACTAATCATTATTTAATCACTCGCTCACTAAATAGCCTCACGAAATCTTATATCGTGAGGTTTTTTCATTTTCATGGAGGTTTAACATGGATACAACCCCTTTGGATGGTTATAAAAAAATCATCGTCACTCTCTTGACCCTGGCTGCCGGTATCGTAGGCATCTTTATCACCGACCCGGCTAAAGCCCAGACCATCGGTCAATTCCTGATAGATGTCCTGGGCCCGGTGCTTATTACCTTGGTCGGCATCGTCTATACCATCGTCCAGGGAAACATAGACAAGGAAAAGGCCAAGACGGCTGCGGTAGAGGCCAAAGCGCAGGCCATTATGGCCCAGGAAGCATTCCCAAAAGCTGATGGCGCTGAAGCACAGCCGGCAGCAGCGCCGGTCGCAACGGCTGCGGAAGTCGAGAACTACAAACCGGTGGACCTGGCCAAGTATGTCACCGCTGCGGAGAACGCAATCAAAGCGGATGGCCAGATGATCACACCGCTTTCCCGTGCCTTCTATTTCTGGCCCTATATCGCACATTTCGACCTGCGCGATGTCCCTCGGCAGCTGCGCATCATCGAGGCTAAACGCTTTGTCGATAAAGGCATCGAGCTTTTCGATGAGGCCTTCAAGTTCCATACCAAGCTTGCGACCGTTCCTACACCGGCCCAGGCCAGCAACCAGCACAGCTACATGTTCCAGCTTAAGAAGGAATACGAGAAGGCCAATAACCTGCTTTGCTCGGACAAAACCTTTGAGGATCTGCGCAACCTGGTGGCCTACTTCAACGATCTCTATACCGCGCAGGACGGCCTTAACCAGCTGACGGATAAAACCGTGGACTGGTCGATCTACGGCAGCGGCGCTTTCACACCCACACAGGTCGGCTGGGACTATGCCAAACTTCTCTAAGGAGTGAGTTCATGAAAAGAATATGGGGGCTGCCGTTGTTGGCAGCCCTTCTTTTTTCCGGTTGTATGCCGCTGGCCATCACCAACGTCAAGATAGTTGATGACTGCGGTTGTGCCTGCCTGTCATGGGAAACCAACCAGGACGCCCAATGCAAGGTGACATACTGTGAGAGCACGATGTGCTACACAAGCTCACTCGAGCCAGAATATGGCACGCTTCATTCTATCGGGATACCACAAGGTATGAAGGACGTTACTATCACAGCTATTGGCAGAGACGGCCAGACGGTGTCATGCAAAGTTCAGTGATAAAAAGGTGTCAAGAATCACTGTTTATTATCAGACGGCTATCGGTTCGATTCCCTCACGGCCCACCAATCAAAGAACTCATGATTCGGGCAAACCCGACTTGTGTATAATACAGATTTATTACAGGCAACACGCATGGATCAGGTCCAGCCCCTGTTTAGATGTTCTTTGATCATTTCATGTTCGTGAACAGCTTCAAAAGTTGCTCAGGGGTAGAAAGCCGTATTTTTCTGATATAATACCCTACCATAAACCTCATGAAGGAGGCAGCGTATGAAGCGAAAGATAGCACTTATAATCGCAGCAGTCATTGTCGCAGCCGTCGCTATCATTTTCCTAGTCATTTGGGGTTTGGACGAATACGCCCAACGGCAGATATCCGGCGAACTTAGCTTCAACTCGCAGCAGCTGCCCGAAACCACCTATAATATCGGCAAGTTCCTGGTTCGCTGGCTGCCGCAAAACGGCGGCGGGCTGAGCATCAGGCATGAAGCTGAACCTGGCAAGGCGCTGTGGCAGTCCCTGCCCGGTGAGAGTTTCGTAGCCGCAGCGACTGGCAAAGATACAATGACCGAGAGTCGCGGCCTATTCAGGATCAGGGACAATTTGGAGAAGATATATCCTAACCAGACTATTGAGAGGATTGTGACGTCCGGTGGTGTTTTGACGATTACCGGCAGGGTATCGTCAGGAGCGGAAAGCGCCGGATATACGTTGACTTTGACACAGCTCACAGGTGATGACCTCGCCCTTTCCCTTGCGTTTGACCTTAAGGACATTAACCGCACATTCCTTACATATGCTTCGAATAAGGATGAGCATTTCTTTGGATTCGGCGAGCAGTTCTCATATTTTGATATGAAAGGCAAGAAGCTTCCAATCTTCTGTTCCGAGCAGGGAGTGGGGCGTGGAGCGCAGCCCGTTACCCTGGGCGCAGATTTAACGGCCGGGGCGGGAGGGACATGGAGCGATTCTTACGCCGGAGTGCCGCATTATGTCACCAGCCAGATGAGGTCGCTGTACCTTGAAAACTACCAGTACTGCACGTTCGATATGAGGAAGGGCGACCGTGTGCAGGTCGAGTTGTTCTCCCGGGACATGGCAGCTCATATACTGCACGGTGAATCTCCCGCAGGCCTGATCAAAACATTCACGTCCTTTAGTGGCCGCATGCGCCCGCTGCCCGATTGGATTAATTCTGGCGCTGTAGTCGGCATGCAAGGGGGAACTCAAAAGGTGCGCAATATCTATCAGCAGCTGCGCCAATCAGGAACGCCTATATCGGCTTTCTGGCTGCAGGACTGGGAGGGGCAACGGATCACCAGCTTTGGCAAGCAACTGTGGTGGAATTGGGAAGTCGACAACGACCGCTATCCGGGCTGGCAGCAACTGATCTCGGACTTGAAGGCAGACGGCGTACGCATGATGGTCTATGTTAACCCCTTTCTGGTTGACGTGAGCGAAAAGACCAACGCTCGGCGTAACCTCTTCAAAGAGGCTGAGGCCAAGGGCTACCTTGTAAAAAACAAAAAGGGCGAGACCTATATGATTAAGGGAGCAGCGTTCTCGGCAGGCCTTGTGGACCTGACCAATCCACAGGCCTGCACTTGGATGAAGCAAGTGATCAAGGACCAGGTCATCGGAGCTGGCGCCAGCGGGTGGATGGCGGATTTTGGCGAGGGGCTACCGGCCGATGCAGTGCTCTATTCAGGAGAGGCTGCTTCAAGCTATCATGATAGGTATCCCGAGGATTGGGCGGCGCTCAACCGGCAGGCCATAGAAGAGGCAGGCCGTGGCGACGATATCGTTTTTTTCACCAGGTCCGGATATACGCGCAGCCCCGGTTACTCGACGCTGTTCTGGGAAGGCGATCAGCTCGTGAGCTGGGACCAGTACGATGGCATCAAGACTGCCGTGGTGGGAATCCTCAGTTCAGGCGTGTCTGGATTCAGCTTCAATCACAGCGATATAGGTGGTTATACGACTATTACTAATCCCATTATGAATTATCACCGCAGCAAGGAACTGCTGCTGCGCTGGATGGAGTTAAACGCGTTTACGACAACGTTCCGTACACACGAAGGCAATCTGCCCGATTCCAATGTGCAGTTCTACACAGACAATAAGACTTATACGCAGTTTAATCGCTGCGCCAGGTTATACGCGGCATGGAGTAACTATCGCAAGCAGCTGGTCCAGGAAGCTGCGATGACGGGTCTGCCCGTGGCGCGCCATCTCTTCATACACTATCCCGATGATCCCGAGGTATATAATATTTCCTACCAGCAGTTCATGCTGGGGTCAGAGATTATGGTTGCTCCCGCCTTAGATGAGGGCAGAACCGATGTCCGCATCTACCTGCCTGCTGGCGAGTGGGTGCACGCATGGTCGGGCACTAAATACGGGGATATTAACAAGGGCTGTTATGTTACCGTTGCTGCTCCAATTGGCAGGCCGGCAGTATTCTACAGAGCCGGATCCAGGGTAGGTGAGGAGTTCAGATCCAATATTTTAAAGCTGCCTAATTAGTGCACGCGATTATCGGCGGCAGCAGATATCCATGACAACGAATACGGCTGTCACCAGATTTATGCACAGCCAATACTTTGTCTTATAAGAAATTGCAGCATCGCAGCAATAATTTCCTTGCTCTCAAACACGAGTTCGGGAACTGTCCACAATGGCCCACCAGTGAAGCTAAATCTGCCACCAGTGTGGACAGTTCCCGAACCCTATGACCAACCGGCCTTTGTCTTAAAAGCTGAATCTAAGT